TCGCCTATCTCCAACGGGTTGAAGGAATAGGCAGGGAGTCTTGAACGGAGAGCAGGGATAATGCGCCCAATACGGTTGCATGTAAGAATCCAAAGCACATGAGTGCCAGTTTCTTCAATCAATTGGCGCATAGCGTCCTGTGCGTCTTTGGTGAGTCCGTCGGCTTCGTCAAGAAGAATGACCTTGAAGTCATGTCCAACGGCTTTTTGTTCAGCGAGGCTCTTGAGCCTATCACGAACGAACCCAATGCCTCTATCATCGGAGGCATTGAACACATGGAAGTTATTGGCGAAGGCATCGCCCAATAGATCCATAGCGATTGCACGACCACCGCTGGTTTTACCAGTTCCGGGTTTGCCGAAGAATATGACCCCACCACAGCGCAGTGTGTATTTGTTTTGAGCATGAACAACCCATGTCGGAACATCGGCCTTCAATTGCTCAAGGCCGACCATTCCTTGTAGTGTGTCGGGTCGGTGGGTTTTCCATAACTGTGTCATAATTTCACGCTCGGTGGGATTCAAGCCAACAGGGGGTTGGGTATAAAAGGTTCGGTGTCATTGGGTCAGCCCCCAATTGGATAAGTTCATGGGCGCAGTGTCCCGTTCAGCCGCTTTTTTCAATAGCGTGTCTTTATCATGGATGATGTGTTCCCAATCCTTCTCGATCAGGTGGGGGAGAACCGCCATAACATTGGATTCAACGGCGGTGATTGAGGCAAACCATTCGGCTTCGCTCGGCCTTAGTCCGAACACGGCCAGTAGGCGGTTCGGCACAGCCTTTGGGAGTTTGCTGGGGAACTTGATCCGTCGTTGATTTGTTCCGTTCTTTGACAAAGCGAGTATTGAGAGTGAAATGTCGTCGTTTTCCTTCATCAACAATTCACGCCCAACAAACATTACCGCTGGATCGTATGGGTATGTAGCAAGCATTGAATCCAACATGAATCGTGGGCCGGACTTGACATTATGGAGTGCTTCACGCACAGCAAGCCTGTCGTAGTCGTTTGTCCATAATCGCAAAGCGTCAAACAAACCAATTTTCCTATCATCAAGTATGACCGTATGGGCATTCGGACATACCTCAAACCAGTCGTTCGTGGTAAGTTCCTCATCCTCAAACAGATTCATTTTCAAGCACCTCCAATATATTTTCTATGTCCTCATGCGTTGTTGCTTCGGGCAGACTACCGACATGACGCAAGACGGTCAAAAAACCTTCGGGTTCTTTGGTGAATAGGCGATACGGCTTCAAGAGCCTCATAAGCCGTGTTAAATGGTGGGCTTTCGTGTAGCGGTTTTGGGCTGGCAAGCCGTTCTCCCGCAGGAATATGCTCACTTCGGCTGGAATTGTTTTGCGACCAAACAGATCGCATTCGGGGCGAATGTCATATCCTGTTTGGTTCTTCGTGGTGAGGCGTGAGGAAATGCGGAACCTTGCGTTTTTAGCAATCAAGAGCAAAAGGATGTCTTGTTCAGTCAGCATCTTACCACAGCCTCATTTGCGTATGTTGCACCGCTTGATTGCGGGGATGAGTTTTGAGTATTGAATCAACGGCTTGAATCCGTTCACCAATCCATCGCATGACTGGCACGGCCATACTGTTCCCCATGCACTTTATTCGGTGTCCTTGTGGGCATTTATCTTTAGATTTACCACGCCATTCAATTTTGGTGTAGTCGTCGGGGAAACCCTGCAAGCGTTCGTATTCAATTGGACTGAATCGGCGAACAACCCCTTGATGAAACACGGCATGTGGGCCTCTTGCGACAAGCGTTGGAGTTTGCTGTTCTTGTTTGATATGGAGTTTGTATTGAGCATTCTTTCCTTGATTGAAGGAGGCTCGATCTAAAATTATTGGGGGTTTTGTTTCTCCAACGCCGTCCGTAGTTCGTGCGGAATGACTGTGCCCTTGTTGTTCACCCTGCGAAGCACACTCTTGCACGCTTTTTGGCTGAAATAGCACTGCGGCGGCACTTCTCCAATCTCCATCAGCACATCCGACAACAAAGACTCTTCGGCGTCGTTGGGGGACTCCGAAGTATTGAGCGTCAAGAACTCGGTAAGCGAACCCATACCCGCATTTCGCCACTTCGCCGAGGAAGGTAGCAAAATCCTTTCCTCCTTTGGATGATAAGAGGCCGTGGACATTTTCATAGACGAACCATTTCGGTTTAACATCACGGACAATTTGGAGGAACTTGAGGGCCAAGTTGCCACGGTGATCATCCAGTCCAAGTCTTTGTCCTGCTTTTGAGAACGACTGACAGGGGCTACCCCCGACGATAAGATCTGCTTTTTCTTCGTATTGTTTCCATTCATGTTTCATCACATCCCCCACATTTTCAATTTTGGGATAATGATGTTTGAGGACAGCCGAAGGAAACGGTTCAATTTCGGCAAAGCGCAAAGGCTCCCAGCCGAGAGGTTTCCATGCGACTGTGGCGGCTTCAACGCCACTGAAAAGTGAAATGTATTTCATTGGGTTTCACCCACCAAGTATTCAACTTCTTCAACAGGCACTACATCCGACAACCCTGCGCTTGGTGCTAAACCAGTGATAACACCTTGAATGTGTATTCCTCGCTCGTCGTAGTCAGCAAAGTGAATCTCAACCTCAACAAAGGTGGGTGCTTTCATGTCAACCCTTGATCCTTCAACAGCGGTTCCTGCTGTGGTGAGGCGAGCCAGTTTCTTCTCCATGTGAGGCTCCGCTGTGATAGTGCCGACTTCGTAGTAGGCGTCTATTCCATCACGGGCGGCAACACGCCAGCCGTTCAGCACCAACCCCCGTGCGGGTTCATGTCGCCACACGCCAGCAACCAAGCGGAATATCTCACCTGTGTGTTTCGTGCTGAACAGCACGACTTCATCGGTTGCGCTGGTGAATGTGAGTTTAGATTCGGGGTTATGGATGAACACCACCCCGTTCTTTGGGGACAATTTTTTTATCGCTCTCATGTTCTCCACTGATTGGGTGTCTTTGACAAGAAGATCTGAAACATTGTCGTCAATGTATTGTCGCCTCTTGCTTCGTGTCCACTCATGGGCGTCGGCTCCTTCAATCGTGAGTATATCGCACACCTTGAGAGGAAAGTCGTCTTGCGGTGTGTGTTCAACCACATAGATGCCGGACTCAAGGCAGGAGGCCAATTGCGTGGTGTCAATTTCCTGCACCTCAACACCGTGTGGGTCGTATGCAACTGAACCAATTGTTTCATTCATGTGTAGCGTCAGTCGTTCACCACGAATGACTTCAAGTTCAGCCACTTTGCTGTTGAACGGCAAATCCTCTCCCCGATAGCGTCGGGGGAGTGGGAGAATGACGGGGTTTCCTGTGCTTGGGACACCGATGAGTTCAGCACCAGCAATCACCTTCTCGGCGACAGCACGGATCGATGAGAACATTGACTCCTGCATCAATCGCTGGGTCGGCATACCGTAGCATTGACCGAGAGCCTTGAGTATATCCCTTCGCTTGAAAGGGTTGGCTGTTCGTGTCAAACGAAGGATGAGCCAGTAGGAATCACGGGGATGAGAACGCTTGAGGATTATGCGAATGATCATCGCACGCACCCTGTTATCGTCAGCGTTGAGAATATCCTGCATCCGTTGATATGCGAAGCCGAATGTCATAGTGGTTTCCTCATTGGTCTTCACCAGTTTTGAAAGTTCAGCGACAATATCGGGGTCGTCAACCGCCTCTTCGGGGTAAAGGTCAGTAAGGTGATAAAACACCTCACGCAGATCCTCATCGGTCAGTTTCCTGTCAATGCGACTGTCCTCGTAGAAGAAGTCAATGAGTTCGGGTATTTGCTTAGGGGCGAGTTTGAACGCTGATTCAGCGACGATGGCTGGCCTTCGCACACCATTGTATGCCTGTCTGCAACAGGCCGCAATATGGCGAAAGTTCACATCACGCATGTTCATTCCTCTTCCTCTTCCTCATCGTTTGCGACAAGGCACGACCAATGTTTGCGTAGTGTCCGTTCATCACAGCGAAACACATGGCTGAAATGATGAGCCAAAGCCTTCCTCTTATAGATCGATTCGTCTTCATAGGTGAGAGTATAGACATGCCAGCCCTTCCCGGCTGGGTATTTGTCAGTAGCGATGTTGATTACCTCGCACTCGGTCATTCGTGCTACATCACCAGTGTGATTGTTCACCCAGCGGTCGCCAATTTCAAATCCTGCTGTCATGCTGTTTCCTCCAATTGCGCCAAAACACCTGTTCGCATCCATTCGTTTTGAATCACACCACGAAGGGCTTCAATGACCTCATCACGGTTCACGACAGGCACACCATCTAAGGTTTCATCACATTCGGCCAATAAGCCGATGATCCTTGTCAATTCACTAACCATCTCGTCGCTCATTCCTCACCATCTCCTTCGTCAAAATATGCTGGATCAACGGTCTTATCACGCCATGCGCTCACGAAGTCGTCCCATGCGTCTTGGTCGGGATAAAGGCGCATAATCTCTATTTTGTAGCCCCATATCCAGCGACGCATCTCCCTTCTCCTGTCAAGCGGCAAGACCTCAACGGACTTGCCCCACAGTTTCTTTGTTGCTCGCTTGACAGCCTTGATACCAACACGGTTGCCCGACAGTTTAGCACAAATGTATAGGCAATCCACCAGCAGTGGGCGGGGCGCACGCCCCACCTTGCCGACAACCTGTTCCCACAGTGTGAATGCGTCTTCTTGAATGGTGGTGAGTATATCGCCACTGTTCTGATCGTGAACTCGCCACCCTTGCTCCGGTAGTTCGTGGACAAGTTCCAGCAATTCATAGCGTTTGATGTCAAACCACGGTTCCGTATATGCACGCACCATCATTCACCACCCCGCTTGAGTGTTTCAGCGACGGGTTGCATTTTGTCGTCAACCTTGTCAAACAGATCTGAAATGTTATCCTTATGCAACAGTTCGTTGAGTCTGTCCCTCAATTCAAGTGCTTCTTCTTCTGTCAAGTAAAAGCCCTTCTTGGTGTAGCCGACATGGCCGTTCCTTGAAGGAGCCACACGATTCACACGGATATTCATTATTCGTTCATCACGGGTGTCTTGTGTCAAGATGTGGACTTCTTCACCAGCAGTGAATGAAGTTTGAATGGTCGCATGGTGGACTTGATTGTAGCGATTTTCCGTCATCTCCACCCAACTCCCCTCTTGTAAAGTGTGTTTCTTACCACATCGTCTTGAACGAGGATAATGTCGTTGTTGCGGAATGTGTCATGGAGTTCTTCAATGGCCTTTGCGACACTTTGGCGGAAACCGTCCTCTTCACCGTCGTCTGTTTCAAGGGCTTCAATGTCGGCACGCAAGGCATCCAGTTGCCCCTGTGTGTTTTTGGCTTCGGCCTTCACCACTTTTTCGTTCAAGCGAATGATCTCCTGCTCTTGCTCGGCGATGTATTCGTTCATCTCTTGCACTTGATCCATGAGGTTTCTCACAGCCTTCTCAAGTTTCTCTTGGCGTTCCGAGAGGTATTGTTCAACCATCACTCGCTCACCTGCCCGAAGGAGTCAATGAATGAAGGTGGGTTGCCTGTTGCGACAACAACAGGGCTTACACTGTCCACTGGTAGTTCGGTGGTTGGTGGTGAACCAGCAGGGGATGGGATTTCCGCTGTGTCGGTGTTCGCCTCCATTGGCGTGGAATGTGGATCGAGAGGGATTGGTATAACCTCCATGCTGGTGTGTGTAGCACCTGCTGTGGTGCCGACGAATGTGGTCTTGAGTTCAGCCATCCATTCAGCCACTTCAACAGCGTGCTTCAATGGTGGTGCGACCTTTTTGTCAAAGGAGAACTTGCCGTCCTTGACGGTCATGCCAGCAGTGAGGGCGTCCTTGACTTCGGTGAGTGCTTTGTCGGCGACCTTGCCGTTAAGCATACCCACCATTTTGTCAAGAAGGATTTCAGCAATAAGAGTCGGAGGGACATTCCCAGTCTTGACTTTATCAGCCAGTCCGACATCGTTGCGATAGCCGTTGCCGAGAGTCTTTTTGTTCTCGTCGCAGGGTTGGAGCATTAGGCACAAGACACCGGGGACTTCAATGTCAATGATTGGGTTAGCGACAGCGTTTGGCTTGCCGTCATTTTCCTTGCGTTCTTCGGCTGTCAGTAGTTTGCCACGGCGAGCCAAGAACTCCGCCTCAAGTGCTGTGCCGAAGTCCCGAATGGATGCACCGACACCAGCAAGGTCGTCGATCTGCTTATCGGAGAGTTCTTCAACGAATGCTTTGAAACGCTTCTTGCTCATTGGGAACCCCCCTTGAATAAATCGCCAACTTGATGACATGTTTGACAGCGGGGTTTGGATGCAAGCACTATCGCCAGCGGGGCGATAGTCGGGTCGGTTGGGTTAATCATTGTTGGTCGTCCACAGCCGACACACTTAGGCAGGTTTTGGTTGCTCATGGGCTATCCACACAGGGTAGCCTATATGAACCCTTTGCTTATTCCTCTTCGGATTCAGTGAATAGATCCTGTTGAGCAAAGGCCGCTTCAATTGGTGGTGCGGGGTATTCGTCCTCATCCTGTGCAATAGCCAGCATCTCCTGTGCTTGCATTTTAGCCAGCACTGCTGTGTCGTTCACCACATTTAACACACCAGCGTGTGGGTGGGGGATGATTATATCGCAATTGGGGTTCAAACAGTCGCCTGTTGGCGATACCAGCACACGGGTTTCCCCAGCGTTCTCGCCGAGTAAAGAATAGATCATG